CCGACCAAAATCTATGGGGGCAAGGTGGTGGAGAACATCTGCCAAGCCGTTGCCCGATGTGTCATTGCTGAGCAGATGCTGAAGATCGCCAAGCGATACAAGGTGGTGCTCACGGTGCACGATGCCGTGGCGTGTATCGCACCCGAGGCGGAGGCTGAGGAAGCGGTCGCGTACGTTGAAAGCTGTATGCGGTGGCGTCCCGACTGGGCTGCAACGCTGCCGCTCAACTGTGAATCAGGAATGGGGAAGAGCTATGGAGATTGTTGATTACGCACTCCCGTGCATGAGGGCTGAGAAGGCGCTCAAGAAGATGCACGACGCCGTGCTGGAAAACAAGTATGAGCAAGCAATAGAACTTGCGTTGGTGGCAATCGCGGAGACGCGGTTGACCTATCTGTCGTTAGTGCAAATGAAGGAGCAAGCAAGTGCAAGAGAAGCATCCCGCCAACTGGCCGTTCCCGACGTACAAAGGCAAACCGTACAACCCGCCAAAGCCCCCGCGCAAAAAGCGGTACGACCCAAGCAACACTGAACCCGCACCTTTTTAGGAGACAACCATGGACATCAAGACACGCATCGCCATCATCGGCATCCAACTGTGCGCAGGCATCGCGCTACTTGCTTCGATACTGACCGCGCTCCCCGCGTATGCACGAGCAGGCACGCTGATCAAATGTGACTTCATCAGCACCCAACAAGGGCCGCGCTACGTAGGAACTTATTGTGTGGACTTCGCATGCCAGTACACGACCACACGCATCTTCACTTCGTACTGCCCGTTCAGCCTGTGAGGTTCACATGCAGCGGTACGAGGACGACGACATCGACACACTGGGGTGTTTCACGGTGATTGGTCTGGTGGCGGTTCTATCCGTGACGCTCTTTGTTTTTATTTTGTGGATGGGGTGGGTATGAGCCTACGAGAAGCAGCGCAGCAGGCGCTTGAGGCGTTGGAGTCATGTTGGGAAAAAGGGTTGACCAGAAAAAACTGGAAACAAGCCGAAGAAGCCATCACCGCCCTCCGCACCGCGCTTGAGGAGCCTGAGCAATGGCACTGCGACGATTGCGGAGGTACTGACCCAGAGTGCCCGAACAAGCCGCAGCGCACCGAGCCTGAGCAGGAGCCGGTGGCGTGTGTGACCGGCGCATATGCGGGGCACTTCACTGTTGTTCCGACTAACGCTGCCCTTGTTCTGACTACAGGAATGGCCCTCTACACCCACCCACCGGAGCGCAAGCCGCTGACGGATGAGGAGATATGGCGCAAGTATCAAGGACTGTGGCCGTTTCATCCCGCAGCGGAACCGAAACTGGCCGCTGACATTGCGGCCTTCGCCCGCGCCATCGAACGCGCACACGGGATTGGAGAGAAGACATGATCACACAACCCGAAGCCTTGCGCTTGGCTGATGAACTCGATGCCGACAGCAACATCATTGGCTATGACAAGCACGCCGCCGAACTGCGCCGTCTTCATGCGGAGGTTGAGGAGTTGCGGGGCGCACTTGATGAGGCAATGTGGCACGTGAAGTACAAGGAACTGAAGGCGGTGAATGAGGAACTGTTGGTGGCGTTGCATGTGCTGCTCAATAACAACGAGTGTTTGACAGGAGAACCCTGCGCCCGCGCAGCCATAGCAAAGGCAGGGGGTGAAGCATGAGCCTACGAGAAGCTATAGGTCAAGCACTGGACGTGCTGGACATCCCACCCTTTACCGCAAACCTGCACGACTTTGCGCGTGTCAACTCAGAGGCTGCACACATTTTGAGACAGGCTTACTCACAGCCTGACCAGGACGACACCGCCCTGCTGCGGCAGGCGTTGGACTGCCTTGAAAACCATGTGATGCAGCGAACCTATGCCAGTGGCGTGGTTATCTGCAACACCGCCATCGCCCTGCGCGAACGATTGGCCTTGTCTGATGCGGCACTGTTGGCGCCTAAGCCGGGGCAACTCAAAGACGAGGAAACAAAATGAGCGGCGACCACAACGCAAACCAGAAGCCAACCAAGGAAGAGCGTGAGTATCACCGCAAGCGTGGGGCCGAGATACTGGCGCAGATAAAGGCAGCGCAAGAACCCAAGCCAAGGCAGAAGGTATCTGAGAGATCAGTGCGGGTCACCATCGGCATGATGAGAACTCTCGCAAGCAACATCCCCATCAGCCCGTTCCACCTACACGCCGCAGATCAGATGGAGCGCATGCTTGATGAACTGATTCGATTGAGGAAGAAATGAACCACATCACTCTACTGATGCGTTGCCATGAACTGTTACGCCGTGTGGACACCGTGACCCCAGAGGGGCGCACTACGCCAGACGGAGACAGACTGGCTAAGGACATCAACAACTACCTGAACCACATCAGCAGTCACACGCACGACTGCTGGTCGTGGGGACCTGAGCACTACATGTGCGCCTACGAACGAGTCAAACAATTAGAGGAACAACTTCGTGCCAACGCCACCAAGCCCCAAGGGTAAGCGCCAGATCAAGATCAACGCGATCATGCAAGCGCAGTTGATCAAACTTCTTTTGGAAGGCACGTACACGTGCGCTGAGCTTGCCAAGATGACAGGCTTGCACTACGTGACGGTGTGCCAGTACACAAGGGAGTTGCACCGTGCCGGTGCTGCCCATATTACTGCATGGGAGAAAGACGCACGGGGGCGGGACTTGTCTAAGATTTACAAACTTGGTGAGGGCAACGACAAGCGGCGTCAAAAGAAGACGCAGGCCGAACGTCAGATCGCCTACCGCGCCAAGAAGAAGCAAATCAAGTTCATGGAGTTGTTGTCATCATGCAATGCGCAGAATGCGGGGCAAAAGCCCACGCCCTTGAAACACGAACCACAGGCAATGGTCTGAAAAGAAGGAGATACGAGTGCAAGAACGGACATCGATTTACCACGGTAGGGACGCCGGAGGACCTGCGGATTGGACTGCACGTCAACCCACACAAGGACGACCAGAAGGTAGTCCCAAGCAGAAAGGTCTCAAATGAACGAACACGAACAGAACCTGCGGGACCTGACTGCGATGTTCGCCATGTGTGGTTTGGTTATGAACGGAGACTACAGCCTTGAATCCATCCCGGCACTCGCCTACAAGACGGCGGACGCTATGTTGGCTGAGCGTAATCGGGTTGCCGACGACGGCATCGCCTCAATCAAACCCAAGAGGAAGTATGAGCGAAAAGCAACCGACTAAATACACGTGGTCGTACTCATCCCTAGACCTGTTCAAGCAGTGCCCTCACAAGTACTTCCGGTTGCGGGTCAAGAAGGATGTGGTCGAGCCGCCCACCGAACACCTGACCTACGGGCTGGAGATGCACAAGGCTGCGGAGGAGTTCATCAGGGACGGGAAGGCGTTGCCTGCCAAGTTTGAATCTCTACGTGAGCCACTTGAGCTACTGCGTCGGCGCAAAGGACAACATCTTTGTGAGTACAAGATGGGGCTGACCAGAGCTTTGGAGCCATGTGACTTCTTTGCCAAAGATGTTTGGTGGCGTGGCATCGCGGACTTGATCACGCTCCAAGGAGATCATGCCTTTGTCGTGGACTACAAGACGGGCAAGTCGTCCAAGTACGCCACAACCAAGCAGTTGGAGATTCTGTCGCTGGCCGTGTTCAAGCACTTCCCCGAGGTCAAGAAGATCAAGGCGGGGCTGCTGTTCGTGGTGGCAAACGATCTGGTCAAGGCCAAGTTTGAAGCCGAGGAACAAGGGGTGCTGTGGATGCCGTGGCTGGAGGACACCGCACGACTGGAGAAGGCCATCGAGTTGGACGTCTGGAACCCCCGGCCTAACTTCAGTTGCAAGCAGTGGTGCCCGGTCAAGGACTGCACTCACAACGGTAAAGGAGCATACGGATGAGCGGGATCGACGTTCAACTGGGAAAGGTCGGGGAAGATAACGCAGGTGTGTTCCACGACTGGCGATACACCAACGACAAGGGAGGCGGAAATGACAACCAAACGACGCTGGAGGTCATGAACGAAAGCGGCAACGAGATATTTATTGAGGGGTGTATCTTGGAGCAAGACCCCCGGACGAAGTTATGGGAGCGACGCTGGTTCGACCTTACAAGTGGGCAGGGCCTAGACGGACTGCGCATCCACATTCAGGGCGGTGCAGAGAGCTACGACTTCTTGGCTATGTTGCGCCTCATCCTCAACGCTGAGAAAATGCACGAGATCATCAAGCCGTGAGGTGACTGTGCCGTTCGCCCGAGTGCACAACGTGGTGGTGTTTGGAAAGTCACTGAACCCAAAGTTCAAGGTGATAGCGCATTCGTACTACGCACGCAGAAAAGAAGACGCGCGGCGGTTCTTTGAGCAGCAGTTCCCCGACAACCCAGTCGTCAAGGTGATTGACCTTGGCGTTGTAGAAGTTGAGTTCAGCAAGGAGAAGTACGATGCCCTATACGAAAACACCTAGACCGTACAAGAAAGAGTACGAGCAGTATCAAGGCACGCCCGAGCAGATCAAGAAGCGTGCGATGCGCAACAAGGCACGTGCCGATGCCATCAAAGCAGGCGTAGCCAAGAAGGGTGACGGCAAAGATGTTGCCCACAAGAAGGCACTGGACAAGGGTGGCACCAACGGCGATGGCGTCACGGTGCAGAGCAAATCGGCCAACCGTTCGTTCCGCCGAGACGCTAAGGGTAACCTCGTATCGGAAGTGAGCAAGCGGGAGCGCAAACGCGCTTGACACGCAGGGCGGCATTCGTAGAATGGGTTCACGGCAGTTGTCGTCGAGCCTGCGGGTAAGGTGCGAGTGACGTGGGCGGAAGTACTCGCTTCTCGTTTAACCGCATCAGTCAGTTGCTCGATCTCTCCTGAGAGTGGACTGTCCGAGTGACTACCGTAAGTAGTCGCCCCAGAACCGAGTGGAAATTCCACATTCGGTCGATACGCTATTTGGAGTCAGAGTGCAATGACAAAAGCAGAGTTTGAGGCCCTATTAAAAATACAAGGGTACGAGCTATTGATGTGCGAGGTGCGCAACGCGGTGCACAAGGACGAGAAGTACATGCACTCCGCAGACGTTGTGTCCACACGGTGGTGGGATGTTGTCACGCCGGGAGACCCGGCCAAGACCCCCGCTGCCGCTGTGCAGAAGACCATCGCAAAGCATTTCAAGAAGCATGCAAATCATCGATAACAAGGCCCTGCTGCTCAAGGTCAGGGAGCCGGGGCGGATCACGACGGTCATCCCCAAAGCCAAGCAGGTGGGTGACCACGAGGTGTTGGTCAAGTGGGGGCTGGAGGAAGCGCAAGTACTCAAGAACATGCGCATCAAGAACGTGCCGTCTCCCATCAACGCTACGTACGACTGGCCCGGCCTCTACAGACCCTTCGATCACCAACGTGTTACTGCATCCTTCCTGACGCTCCATCGGCGGGCGTTCTGTTTCAACGAGCAGGGCACGGGTAAGACCTCATCGGTGATCTGGGCTGCTGACTACCTGATGAACATGGGGTTCATCAAGCGGGTGTTGGTGCTGTGCCCCCTGTCGATCATGGCCTCCGCATGGGAGGCAGACCTGTTCAAGTTTGCTATGCACCGCACGTGCGCCATAGCGCACAGCTATTCCAAGGAGAAGCGGATCGACGCCGTGCGCAGTGGCGCGGAGTTTGTGATCTGTAACTTCGACGGGCTCGACATCATCAAGGACGAGATCAAGAACGGCGGGTTCGACTTGATCGTGATCGACGAAGCCAACGCCTACAAAAACGTTGCCACGAAACGGTGGAAGACGCTGAACTCCGTCATTGACCCGAGCATGTGGGTGTGGATGCTGACAGGCACTCCTGCATCGCAGTCGCCCGTGGATGCGTACGGCCTTGCCAAGATCATCAACCCCAACGGGGTGCCGCGTTTCTTCGGTGCGTTCCGCGATCAGGTCATGACCAAGATCACCCAGTTCAAGTGGGTGCCCAAGAAGTCTTCTGAGCGCACGGTGCACGAGGCCCTGCAACCGGCCATCCGGTTCACGAAGGAAGAGTGCCTCGACTTGCCCGACATGACGTACACCACGCGTGAGGTGCCCCTGTCTCCACAGCAACACAAGTTCTACGAAGCGATCCGCAAGAACATGATGGCTGTTGCCGCAGGTGAGGAGATCACCACGGTCAACGCAGCGGCCAACCTGAACAAGCTGCTCCAGTTGTCATGCGGCGCGGTCTACTCCGATAGTGGCGAGGTGGTGGCGTTCGACGCCAAGTCTCGCATGGCTGCGCTCATGGAAGTCATCGAGGAGGCCAGCCACAAGGTCATCGTGTTCGCACCGTTCCGGCATGCCATCGAGATCATTGCCGAGGAACTCAAGACCGAGGGCGTGTCGTGCGAGGTGATCCACGGCGGCATCAGCGCAACCAAGCGCACCGAAGTGTTTGCTCGCTTTCAATCGGAAGACAACCCGCAGGTGCTCGTCATTCAGCCACAGGCTGCGGCGCACGGCGTGACACTGCACGCTGCCAACGTGGTAGTGTGGTGGGGGCCGATCACATCCACAGAGACGTACCTGCAAGCCAACGCACGCGTGCACCGCGCAGGGCAACGCAACCCCTGCACTGTCGTGCACCTGCAAGGCAGTCCGGTCGAGAAGCGCATCTACGCCATGCTGTCGGAGAAGGTGGACATCCACACCCGCCTGATCGACCTCTACAAAAATGTGGTGGAGGGTACTTGACAAAGTAAATCAAGCCACTATAATAGTTAGACCTTTTACAAACGAAGGAGAGTGCAATGGACGACCCAAACGTCGAACAACTGACGCGTGTCTACGTCAAGATCAGAGACAAGAGACGCGAACTTGCCAAGCAGGATGAAGAACTCAAGGAGCAACTTGAGACCATCTCTCAGCAACTGCTTGAAATCTGCAAGGCCCAAGGTGCTGCCACCATCCGTACCGCCCACGGCACGGTGTCGCGCAGGACTAACAAGAACTACTGGACGAGCGACTGGGACTCGTTCTACAAGTTCATCAAAGAACACGATGCTTTCTCGCTGATGTTTCAACGCATCAACAGCGCGAACATGTCGCAGTTCCTTGAAGAAAACCCCGATGTGCTTCCGCCGGGGCTCAACGCGGAAGTCACCCAGACCGTCGTAATCACCAAACGCTAAGGAGAATTTTCATGAGCAACGAACTCACCATGCTCGACAACGCGCTGCCGTCCTACCTGAAGGAATTGGAGCTTGATGACGCAACCAAGGCCCTGATGGGTGGCGGCGGTGGCGGTGGCGTCAAGCGCATCTCCATCAAGGGCGGCGTCTGGCGCATGATGGTCAACGGCAAAGAGATTGCCAAGAACGAAGAGCGTTCTATGAACGTCGTCATCGCTGCGGCTGCACCCAAGGTGTCGCGCACGTTCTACCTGAAGCAGTACAGCGAGGGCGGCGACGTGGCTGCTCCTGACTGCTGGTCCGCTGACGGCGAAGTGCCTGATGCCAAGGCGCAGAACCCGCAAGCCAAGCGGTGTGTGGACTGCCCCCAGAACGTCAAGGGTTCGGGCCAAGGCGATAGCCGCGCCTGCCGTTACTCGCAACGTCTGGCTGTGCTGCTGGCCAACGACCTCAAGGGCGACGTGTTCCAACTCACGCTGCCCGCTGCTTCTATCTTCGGTGAAGGCGCTCCGGGCAAGTGGCCCCTGCAAACCTACGCCAAGATGATTGGCAGCAAGGGTATCCCCATCACGGCGGTTGTGACTGAGATGCGGTTCGACACGGATAGCGCCACGCCCAAGTTGACGTTTAAGCCTGTACGTGTTTTGGAGAGCGCAGAGCACCATGTCGTCATTGAGCAGGGCAAGAGCGAAGCCGCCAAGAAGGCCATCACCATGACGGTGGCCGAGGCCGATGGTGTCAAGACCAAGCCCGAAGCCGCCCTGCCTGCACCGACCGAGGCCCCCCAGAAGGTTGTGGCTGAGGTGGTCGAAGAGCCGACCAAGCGCACCGCCAAGAAGGACGAGGCCCCCGCTGAGAAGAAGGACCTGTCCAAGATTCTGGCTGAGTGGGACGACGCGTAATGAGCGGGTACTCCACACTCACAGTGCGGGAGATCAAAGAGGCGAATGCAAGCCTGCTCGGGGTCAAACTCGGGCTGGTTTGTATCACCCGTGACATCCCTGTAAAAGATGTTGCGGAGTTCTTTGGTGTCAGTAGGGTTACCGTGTACGGTTGGTTCAAAGGCAAAACCATCGTTTCAGGCAAACATTCTGAGAAGATGCAAAAGCTGATTA